ATATGCAATACTAAAAGAAGTTCCTTTAGATGCATAAAAATCTTTAATAGTTTTGATTGATGTTCTTACATCAATCTTTGAATAGTCTAATTCAGGAACATCAGGTAAGAATTGATCGACATACTTATCGAGCAGTCTCTTAACAAATAATGCATCAAGGCATTTAACTTCTGTACCAGAAGTAGCTGCAGAAGCTACAGTATTATTGGAAAATACAACATTTCCATCTTCTGTGTAATTTACAATACCACTAGCAGCTCTGGCGCATCCTTCAAACTTTGCTTTGTTGTAATTAGAACCAGATTTAGTTACTAAAAATCCAGTAATTTCATTTTCACCTACAGAAACAGAAGCCTGTGCTTGAGGAGGATCTTGAATAATAACTGTAGGTGGATTGGAAGAACTATATCCTGTTCCAAAATCTGTAACGTTGATATCAGTAATTTTACCGTTAAAAATGGAAGCTACAGCTTTTGCTCCAGTACCACCAACATATACTCCTTGATCGTTAACTTTATTATCTACAATATATACCGAAGGAACATCCTCATATCCAGAACCACCATTTAACAACTCAATGCCAATAACTCTACCATCAGTATCGACATTGACTTCTAGAACTTGAGCACCAACAGGATTAACTACAGCAATTCTAGGTACAGTTTCGTATCCCTGACCCGCATTTAAAATATTAACAGAGGTAATTCGTCCCTCAGTTAAAACTGCCTGCAAATTAGCCCTAATGCCATTTTCACCTGTAGGAGTATCTACATAAATTTCAGGAACTGTGGTATACCCTTGTCCACCATTAGTGATCGAAATAGTGCCTGTAATTCTTCCATCTGTAATAGTTGGAGCACCAAGAATAGCACCACCTGGTTGCCTAAAATTTAATCGTGGGACAAATGTATATCCGCTACCAGATTCTTCAATTTCAATAGAAGTAACTACCCCACCTACAACTTTTGCCGTAAGTTTAGGTTGAACAGATCCATCTCTTGTAGGTGCTTCAAGCGTAACAGTGGGGGGATTAGTATCACTATACCCTCTTCCACCATCAATCAATGTAACAGTCTTGACACCGTTTACCAAAGAAGTTACCGAAGAACCTTCACCCTCAATAGCATTAATAGTTACTTTGGGTGGATATTCAAATCTATACCCGCTACCATATTCGGCTGCGGTGACACCAATAATAGAACCAGTGTCACTTACTCTAGCATATCCCACAGAACCGCTACCAAAAGTAGGGATTGGTGCTTCTATAGAATATAAAGAAAGTGCCCTACCATTTAAAGGTGCTTCATTGAAAATGAAAATATCTTTGTCTATAAAATAATCAACTCTAGGAACAAGGAGTCTATTATCATAAACTGCAATAATATATTCTTCTGTAATAGGTTCATATTTTGAACCATTGCGAGTCATAGCAAATTCGGTCTTACCTTCACCAAAAGAATTTGAAAGATTGTCAACGGCAACAATAAAGTTTTCAGAAAAACCCTTCAAATAGGTTATGGATGTAGAAGTTGTATCATCTGCGGCAAGTCTTGTTCTTGGAGCAGTTGTAAATACAATATCAGTACCATCAACAACATAATCTACCGCAGGAATTAAAACTCTTCCATATGCCTTAACAATCAAATGTTGAGCACTGGGTGGTGCAATTGGACTGTCCTGAGAAGACAATGCAAATCTTCTAATTACACCGTCAAAAGAATCAATAGGATTTGCTAAATCAATCCACTTTTGTTTTACCTGACTGTAAGAAATGCCAGGACTTAATGCAACGTTAGGAGCAGATACGCTTTTCTCATAGAAAATAACCTCATCTCCGATCAATAAGGTTCCATTTTCTTCCAAGAAAGAATCAACAGTTTCAACAACAATAGTGTCGCTGTCACTGAGAATATTTTCAACTAACTTAGTTTTACCATCAAGAATTTGAACATCGAGTTTATCGATATTCAAATATTGAAGAAAATTATTGATGATATTTTGTCCGAGACCAGTTCTCTCTTGAGACTTATAGTAGTACTCTAAAAACCTATTGAGAAGTGAATATTCAGACTCGATAAAATCGGGAGTCTGAGATTTAATCGATTGGGAGACTTTATTAATATCCATCTAATTAAAAACAACTAGAAGTGTTAAGGGAACCAGAATTGTTAATAGGATCAATATCAACCAAAGTTGGAGTTTGGTCGAAAACCGTTGGCGTCAAACTATTTAGAGGGATTGTAGAGGGTAAACTTGTGCCAATCGGATTAACTGTTACTTCAGGGGTAATAACATTAATAATTGTACCTGGAGTAGATGCAGGAATTGTTGTACTATTGTCGGGAATAAACGACACGGGAATCTGAAGACCTGTAGGTAGACTGTCAGGATCTAAAATAGTACCCGTTCCCGTAATAGAATCGGTAACATTAATTACGTCTAGTCCAGGTACACTGGCACCAGCACCAATAATATTTACAGGACCAAAGCAAATCTCACCAGTTTCATAATTAACTGTACCCGCTGCATTATTTGTATAAACCTTTTTATTACCAGTGTTATAAAAAGTCCTAAGGTTGCCGTATCCGTCATCTTCAAACTGTTGGTCAACACCAGGTCTATCTGCTGTCCTAAAAGTTCCAGATAGCAAAATAGGTTCTTTATTACATGTTCCATCACCAGTGTCTTTGCTGGGTGAACTATTATAAAGTGGAGAACCAGTTGAAATGCAATAAGTGTTTGTTTGATTAGTATTGGGTTTAATATATTTTAAGATAGAAGTCTGTACGGAAATATCTGTAATGGCATTATCAGATAATGTGACCGCTCGTTGAAGTTCTTGACTTCTGAAAGTAGAATTGAAATTATTAATTTGAGTTTGAGTTGCCCAATCTTTAATAGAATTCTGAATATTTGTGGCAATATCTAATGTATTAGTACCTTTACTGGTATCGTAGATTGCAAAAATCTTATTATAGATGTAAATATCATCTGGATCAATAACAACAGGATCAATAGATGCCATTGCATATTGACGCAAGTCCGAAGAAATCTCTTTCTTAGTAATATCATTAAGAAGAGTTCCAGTTTTTGTTTTTACAACAATATAAACTTTACCATAAACAGGAGGATTCAAAGAATCTCCACCATATGCAACTACAGAATCTGCATTGGGATAAACTTTTTTAGTAATCGTAGCATAATCTTGAGCAGTTACTGCCCTATATTGAGTAGAATAATATCGAGGAGCGTTATATTTGATAGATTCAACGCTTTCAGCAGAGTCACCGAGTCTAGAACTATCAATAACAGTAAGAGTTGAGACAGAAGAGTTATAAGAAAGATTTAAGTTATCTACAAATCTACCAATTACAGAAAATACATTTACTCCATTTGCTTCAGGACCAGAAGTAGTAAGATATTCAAAATTTACAACTTCACCATCTTTAAGAGATCTTCCAAGACTATCATCACCAAAGGTTACCTCGTATTGCATATCCTCGCCTTCGGATAAGAAGTAGACTCTTTCTGTGGCGGATAAATTAGTAACAGTCTCTACTAAACTATATGTGTCTGAAGTGGTAGAAGATTCATTTGCCTTTACAGTCACTCTCAAAGTACTGATATCAGCAGTGGAAGAAGGAACTTTATAAATTTGACTGGAAAAGGTATTTACTGTATATGAAAAATTGATAATAGCACCTTCATAAATCAGTAATTTGTTAAACTCGGCAATACCCGTGGTGCTGTTTACATTAACAGTAACATCTTGAAGAACATTCCAAACAAAGTTTCCACCTGTTGCAACAGCACCCTTCCTTAAAGTAAGAGAACTTGGATAAACTCCATTATTAAGAGATGTTTGAACTTTTAAATTAACACATGCTTTTGAAGCAGTAATTGAACGTGGAGTGTAATTTAAAGTTTTTGCAATATTAATAATATTATCTCTGACTGTAGCAGAGGTTATAAATGCTTCATTCATTGCCATATTAGCATTGAATGAAGTGTAGTAGGTATTGTATGCTAATACATCAATCAAATATGATAGTGTAGATCCATCAAAATCGTAGTCCGAAAACTCATTACGAGTTCTCAGATAAGATTTGATAGAAGATTTGATATCTTCAAAATCTAAGGCTGTTAAGTTATTTGGTTGCATTATTCAGGTCTCTGTAAAACAAACGAAATTGTTTCAACAATTGGTAACCCTACAATTCTGTACTCAATAGTAACGTTTAGTTTATTACCCTCATAAATTGGAGTAACATCTACACTTGTAAGTTGTACCCTAGGTTCATACTGATTAATGGTATTTATGATCTCATCTTTAATTGTATCTGCAGTAAAAGCATCTAAAGGTTCAAATAACATTTGAGAAACTCTAGATCCAACCAAGGGTTGAAATGGTTTCTCACCAGGAGTGGTGAGAACTAAATTTTTGACTGACTGTTTGATAGAATTGTCATTCTTTACCGTATATACATCATATGTAAAAGGATTTCTTTTCATAGAAATTAAAAGGTCCGTAAAAGAACGGGACCTTTTAAAATCTTTTCCATCAATATTCTTTAATGCCATCTACATAGATGAGATATTCCATATCTATTTAGGACTTACCTTGACCACGATAACGCTTTCGGGCATTGTTACGAGAAGAAGAGGCGTACTTTGTATGCTGACCCGATCCCTGTCGTGTTTTTTTCGGTTTCGACTCAATCATTTTACCGCCACTGATTGACTTAGACCGTGCTGCCATAATTAAACTCCAATAATAACATCTTTTGCTGCGCCAACAATAACCGATTCACAAGGAAATGCTGGTGTACCATCACCCAATTTGTCCCCCATCCTTCCTGCAAGTTGACCGCCAATAAAGACAGTCTTTGTTGTCGCAAAACACTTGCGTACATGCCCTGCTGCTGTCTCACATCCTCTACTTGGATTACTTCCAACTCCTGTATATGTGTGACACCACCAAGCATTTGCTGGAGCAATTGTTGTACAATCACCCTTTGTACGTGTGACTTGATACACGCTTTTAGTTGGATGGAGGGTTAATAAGTCATTGTTGACAATTGGTATTTTACCATTGATAAGGACATTTGTCACCTGAGGAGTTGCTAAGGGAAGTTGAGGAGTTGCTTTCCAATGGGCCATAACACTATGACCACTAGTCATAGGAAGATGTGAAATTGGCATTATATTGCCTGACGAACATGGAGCAACAGGACCGCCACCAGGACCAGGTTGCCAAGAACCAGCAGCACCTGCTCCATGTCCACTACACTTACCTTGAAATATCGCTGCAAACTGAGACATTAAGTGACCTCATAGGGATTACCATATCTTTTAATTGCATCACCGATAGTATTCGTTGTTGCTGTCATATCATTTTGAATGATTAAACTTCCAGATGCTGACCAATCTCTACAACCGCCTCCAAGAGGTCCTGAAAGGGGACTATAAGTGACTGTGGTGGTAGTACCCTCGGCATCGGTTGAGGTGCTTCCTGTGCTCCCTACAGGGGTGCAGGTGACATGAGCACAACCTTTATCAGCAACTTCGCAACTAAGGGTAA